GTCGCGCAGGACGGTCGTCTCGATCATCGACGACACGAAAAAGCACGGGTTGACGGTCAGATCTGCGAACGGCCCTGTCAGGTCGAGCACCACCTGACGGTCGTACGTGGCGTAGAACTTGTCGTTGGCCGCGTCACGCCCGATCCCGTACCTGTGGTACCGCGGCGTCCCGGTCGCGGAGATGTCCGCCGGGATCGTCGTCATAAACTCGACCTCGGGGCCACCGCCGACGCTCATCACGAGTGACAGCAGCGTGGTCGAGTGGTCGCCGTGCAGGCCGAGCCCGATCACTTCCGGCGTGCCCACCAGGGTGTCCTGCATCCCGACGCACGTGTATCGCGTCGTCGCCAGGGCGGTGTCGCGCAGGCACACGCGCGCCTCGGTGTACCAGGACTCATCGCGCGGCGACTTGACGAGCGTCCCGCCGCCTGCGTTCAGCACGCCCGCGCCAGCGCCCACGAAGATCACGACCGCGCCCGAGCGCAGCCGGGCAACGCCGCCCGTCTCTCCGGTGTCGTACGTGACGGTTCCGGTGCCGAACGTGTTCATGTCGGCCGCGGTGTCGGTGTCGAAGTCGTTGGCGTGCAGGCGGCGAAGACGCGGAGACACGATCCGCTGCGCGGTGCCGACGACGAGCTGCCGCCACTCGCTTTCGCCGAAGCCAGACGGAACGCTTGCCGTCATCAGGCACCCAGGTAATAGCCGACGTTGATCCGGTTCAGGACCGCCGCGCCCGCCGCGGGCATCACGACCGTGGTGTTCGTGTTGGCGACCGAGCACTTGAGCGGTGACGCCGGCTGGTAGTCGACGTCGATCTGCGTGCCGCCAGCGATCATCGCGTTACCAACGGACCAGGCCGGGTTGCCGGGCAGGTTCGTTGTCGTGTGGATCAGCGTCGCGGTCCCGGCGAGCGCCGCTGTCGCGTTCCGCATGCACGAGATGTACGTGATGTAGTGGAACAGCCCGGCGCCGCCGGCGGGCAGCGTCGCCGTCGCCTGCGTATTCGCCGCCGCCGTCGCGGTGATCCACAGCAGCGTCGGCATCGGCTTTGCGTAGATCGCGAAGTCGGCGACCGACGCCCGCGCCGCGACCACGACGTTTCCGCTCGTGTATGCGGACACCCGGCAGCGGATGCGCCGATACCCTGACGTCCCCACGATGTACGTCGCGGCGTGCGTCGTCGTGATGACGATCGCGGACAGCGCCGCCTCGGTTAGCACGTTGATACCGGGCAGGCCGAAGTAGTTCGTCCCGTCGACGGTCGCCTCGAACACGAGCGTCGCGTTCATCGCGCCCGTGCGGATGTCGAACGCCGCGACCGCCTTACCCTGCAGATCCATCACGATCTCGGCGTTGAGCGCGGACAGCGTGGCGCTCGCGGTGCGCGCGTCGGTGACGGTGCCGCCGCCGATCTGGTCGAGCACCGAGCCGGTGATTTCGTTTCCGCGTGCGTCGTATAGAAGTGCCATCAGGCCACCATGTAGTTGATCTTGTAGGCCCCGCCGACGACCGAGCTGGGCACGCCCGTCGACACCTTGACCGTCATCTGCCCCGATCCCGGCGTTGCAGTGAACGTGACGTCATCCATCTCGGGCTGGTTCTCGTCGGTGTCGAGAACGTTTCCCCAGAACACCAAGAGCTTCGACGAGCCTGATATGCCGGCGTCGACCACCGTCGCCGTCGCCGACTGGGCACCGTAGGCAACGTTGATCGTCGTCGCGGTCATCGACGCCGTGCCGGTCGGCAGCGCCGCCCAGGTGGCATCGGCGCGCAGGAAGTTCGTCGTACCGCCGCCCGACGCCGGCACGATGCCCTTCAGCAGGTCCGTGAAGATGTTCAGGCTGGCCACCGCGGTCGCGTCGAGCGTCCATACGGTCCCGCCGCCTGACACGATCACGTCGCCCTTGTCGCCGTCGGACACGCCGCCGCTCGACACCGGGACCAGCCACCGGTTCACGCCATCGCTGGCCAGGATCGCCATGGCCCCCGCGGACACCGACAGCGACGTCAGCCCGTTGATCGTGTCCCCGCGGCTCGGGACCACCGTCACGGACACCGTGGCCAGGTTCAGCAAGATCACCACCGAGCTCGTGCTGGTGCCGAGCGCGTTCGCGGGGGGCAGCGTGAGCGTCTGGCTGGGCCCGCCGGAGTAGGCGACGACCGACGCCCCCGCCGGAACTGGTCCGGTCGCCACCAGCACCTTGACGACCGACGAGATCACGTCGTGGTCGGCCGCCAGCACCTCGATCGCATCGCGCACGTTCCCCAGCAGGCGCCCGACCTCAGCGTCCTGCGGCCTGAAGTCCTTGAGCAGGCCCCGGCGCGCCATTACGGCCACCGCCTCCCGCCGACCTGGTCGACGTCGATGATGGTCGCCGGGTCGGATGAATCACTGAACTCGGCCTGAATCTCCTCGGCGCGCCCGCCGGGCCCGAACAGCTCCCGCCGCAGCTCCGCGGCCGTGTCCAGGCTCTCCTCCTTCATCAGCCCCTTGATCGCCATGCAGTCCGCGACGAAGTCCACGTACGGCTCGAACACCGTGGCGATGTCGACGCTGTCCTGCGTCCCGTTCGTGGCCCACTTCACCGGGCCGAACAGGTAGTAATAGGCGTAGTTCCCGGCCGCGATGTTCGCGGGCTCGACGATGATGTTCCCGGCCTGGATGTCGAAGGCGATCTCCCTGCCGTAGCCCCAGATCGGAAGCGCCCCCTGCGCGTCGCGCTCGCCGAAGTTGTAGTGGTTCAGCGTGCGCCGCGAGCCCGGGACCGTCGGATCCTTCGTCACGCCCCGCTGCCGGAGCTGGCGGAAGTCGGCCGCCAGGGCCACGGTGTTGACCGAGCCCGTCAGCGTGAACGACGCCGACTTGTGGAAGCGCGCGGGCGCCTTCGTGACGAGCAGGCGATACAGCCGCTCCACGCTACGGTTCGCCCAGCGACGCCAGGTGACGTCACCGACGAGCGTGTTGTTCAGCAGGTCCGCCCGATCCTTGGCATCGGACATGATCTCCGACAGCGGGACCGCCATCGGGCGTCACTCCCCGTAGTCGCCGGGCCCGACGCAGCTCTTGACGAAGTCCTCCAGCGCCGCGGCGAACGCCGGCATGCTGGCGGGTTTGACCCCGGCGGCCTTCGCGACAGCGGCCGCCATCTCCTGCTTGGGGCTGAACTCGTCTTCCGCGGGCTCGCTGCCGCCCTCTCCGGGCGGCGGCAGCTTGTCCACGATCTCGTCGACTTCGTCCATTACGCCCTCGGCGAGTCGCTGACCACCAGCTCCCACAGCACGATCTCGCCCGCGGCGGGATTCGTCGCCGTGGTGCCGTCGGCCGCGGTGCACTGGATGGTGAACGTCGAGAAGCCCGCGCTCCCGCCGTACGCGGCCGCCGCGATGCCGCTCAGGAACGCATCCTTCGGCGTGGGGACGGTCCCCGCGGTCGGATGCGCCACCGTGGCGTAGCCGCTACCGGCGCGCCGATACGACCTGTGGAGCGTGCCGTCGTACCGTCCCGCGGTGGCGTTCTTGACGAACGTCACGCCGCAGTCGCGCTGGCCGGACTGGGCGTTGATGGCGCCGGCGCCGCCCGTGATCTCGATGAACCCGCGAAGGATGGTTTCGTTCGGCAGGATCGTCTTGACGTTTCGGTGCTTCTGCAATTCGGGCATGTGAGGGTCCTTTCGAGGACCCAGGGGCCGGCACTACTGACCCCCGGGTGTCCCCAGTTCGGTCAGGCCAGCTTGATCACCGCCGTGGCGGCGCCGTTCGTGATGGCGTAGCACTCGAACGCCTCGGTGCGCGCCTCGATGCCGGCGTCCGCGGACTGCCGGAGCACGGCGTTGCCGTCTTCGTCGTCCATGTGGGGCGCCTGTCCCATCGACGGGTGATCCACCGCCTTCGGGTCGAGCACGTACGCCTCGCTGTTCGGGCAGTATTTGTCCGAGATGACCGGCAGCTCGATGCCGTCGGCGTAGACGAGCAGGGCCTTGTAGCCCGTGCCGCCGCGGCCGGTGATCATCGTGTACTGCTTGTCCTCCAGCGCGGCCGACAGCTCGATGAACTTGTCCACCGAGACCACCGCCACGAGCCGCTCCGCGTTGCCGACCGTGGAGCACAGGTTCGCCGCCTCGACCAGGCACTGGCTCAGCGACTTCCCGACGGACGTGCCGTCGATGATCCAGCCGTAGAGGAAGCTGTTCTCGGTGCGGTCGACGCCGAAGAACAGCGTCGAGGTCGGCGCCGTGGTCGGCACCCAGGCGGGCAGGCCCGCCGGGCGCAGACGCGCGGGCGTCGCGCTGTCCTGCCGGTCGCCCTTGGTGAAGATGATGTCGTTCTGGGCGAGGCCGGTGACGGTGTTCGTGTTCACGTCGAGGTTGATGGTCCCGGCGCTGTAGTCGACCTTCGCGACGACCGAGGACTGGCCGGCGCGCAGCGTGTTGGCGCTGATGGTCGCGCTGTAGACCAACTTCATGCCCTTCACGAACCGGAACGCCATCGAGCGATCGACGGCGCCGGTGCGCGGGTTGCCGAGCGTGATCAGCGTGGACGCGCCCGCGGCGTTCGTCATCGTCGCCAGCTCGCCGAACCCCGTGGTGAACAGCGCCACGGACCGGCGGTGCGCCGAGTAGCGCAGGGTGGAGTCGATCTCGTGCCGGAGCACGGGGATCCACCCGCCCTTCTGGTTGCGCGTGCGGGCGATCTGACCCTTCGAGACGCTGGGCGCCTGGTAGTCGTCGCACCACTCGACCTCGAACTGGTAGCCCGAGCTCTGGGCGTTCTGCCCGCGCTCCTGGGCCTCCGAGAACGTGGCCGAGCCCGACGGGTTGTCACCCACGACGGTCAGCGCGCTGTACGACTTGCCCGCTCCGTCCGTGTGGTGCTTGACCAGGTTCAGGAGACGGCTCTCCTTCTTGCTGATCGTGTTGATGACGACGTCGGGGCTGTAGAACTTCTTGAGAAACGCTGCGCCGGTGGTGGGATTTGCGCCGGAAGCCATGGTGGATTACCTCGTGGATCAGACGCCGAGTGCTGCGAGCACCTGGCGTTCGCGCAGATCGAGGTCGTCCGAGCTGTATTCGTCCTCCTGAACAGGGGACTCAGCGACGGGAACGCTCGACAGCGACGTGGGTGCCCTCTTCGCCGGGGCAGGTGCTGGCTTCGCTGGGGGCGCGTCTTTCTTCGCGGCTACCGGCGTTTCGGCCGGCGCCGCGGCGGCGGGCGTGCGCTTCCCGTACCGCTTGGATGCCTCGAGCTTCGCCGCCCGGGTGTCCTCGACCGCTTGCGCGGCGACATCCCAGGACAGAATCGCGGGGACGACAACTTTGCCTTCGCCGTCCCGCTGTGAATTCTTCTCGTAGTAGCCGCGGATGACGCCGATCACCTGCTCGTGCAGGTCCATGGCGTTGATCAGGTCGAAACGCTCGTCGGCGCGGACCTTGGCGAAGATGTCGTTCCGCCACGCGGCCACGCCCTCCTCGGCCTTCTGCTGCGCGGCCTGCGCCTTCTCCTGCTCGCGCTCCTGCCGGAGCTTCGCCACCTCGCGCTCGGCGGGCGACTTCTCCATGTCTATGAAACCCTGCAGCGCCTTCTGCACCAGGGCCTCGCCGCCGTGGGCCAGCAGCGCCTTCGCCGGGTCGGCCAGGATCTCGTCGTACCGCTGGGCCTTCGTCGCGAACTGCTGGGCGCCGGCGATCTCGGCGCGCGCCTTGTTCTGCAGCTCGAAGACCTTCTGCTGCTCCTGGGCCAGCTTCGCGAAGCCCCTGCGCAGCTTCGCGGCCTCGATGTCGCTCGGCGCCGCGGCGGCCTCGGGCGTCGGCTCGGCCGGCTTGTCGGTTGCAGGGGCGGGAGTTGAACCCGCAGGGTCGGCGGTATGAGCGCCATCCGGCTCCGAGCCTCCCTGCACATCAGCGGGCGTCTCGCCCTCGGCCAGCACCTCATCGAGAACCGCGGCGGCGCGGTCAGCCGCGGGCGCGTCGTCCGCGAAGGACATCGTCGAGATCGGCGGAGAAGTGGGCGCGGCCGCCGGTGCAGACGCAGCCGGGGCGGCAGGCGCGGGAGGGGGTCCGGCGCCACCGGCTTCCACGATCGCGACAGAGCCAGCGACCGCGCCCATCAAGCCTCATCCGGCGGAGAGCTGTCGATCTCCGTGTTCCGGGTCGCGTACTGCGCGGCGTCGAAGAACAGCCCTTCCTCCTCGCAGTCGACGTGTTCCTCGGGCGTCAGCAGGCCCAGGTTCTTCAGGCGCTCGGCGTCCTGGTAGTGCGTGATCTTGCGGCGCTTGCCGGTCTTCCCGCGCGCGCTGCGCTGGGCGGCCCTGGTGGCCCGGACCGCCTCGATCTCGCCCTGCAGGTCGGAGCCGCGCGGCGACGCCTCACGGACGGGATCGGCCGCGTCCGAGAAGTCGCCGGACTGCTCCGTGTCGACGAAGGTCTCCTTCGTCTCTTTCGCTGGTTCCTTCGCCTTTGCCATGCCCTGGTCAGGGCGGTTGCAGGATCAGGCGGCGAGCGGAACGCCGGGGGCCATCGGGGCCCCGCCGGGCGGTACTCCTGGCGCTCCCGGTGGAGGCGCGGGAGGCGCGGGCGGCTTGATCTGGGCCTGCAGCGCGGCGACGTCGTCCAGCCACTTGTAAATCTGGTCCAGGTGCTTCTCGGGGACCTGCCCGAGCTCGCCGGCCTGCCGGTACTGGGTGCCGATCCGCAGGAACGTGGCGAGGTCGCAGGCCGGATCGGGCGTCCGGTACACGCCGTCCATCAGCATGTCCTCGCAGATCTTCATGGCCTCCTTCTCGGCCCCGCGCTCGGCGTTCATGTTCGCTTCCACGTCGAGGTCGTCCAACGCCGCCTCACCCCGCTTGGGCGACCAGATGCCCTCGGAGACCAGTTCCTTGACGCGGTCGATGCGCCCCTGGGGCGTCGTCGGCAGGAGCGACGTCGGGTACGCCTCAATCACGTAGGCGTCCTCCTCCAGGTCGATGTCTTTCCACCGGATCGAATCGAGCAGCTCGGTTCCCGGCGCCGCCACCCGCTTGTCCGGGTTGTCGGCGTAGAGCTCGCGGCAGATGTCGATGAACGCGCGGAAGATGTCGAGGTGAAGCTGCTCCCATCGCTGGGACAGCACGGCGAAGCGGGCCGTTTGCACGTCCAGCGACTCGCGGATCGCCTCGCCTGACACCGTTCCGGTCGCCTTCTGCCCGCTGGCGAGCGACGGGGAGACGCCGTACGCCTCGAATCCCTTGGCCCAGTGCCGTTCCAGGTGCTGGTACACCTCGGGGGACAGCGCGGTGGGTGACCACCAGACCGGCGGCATGCTGCCGAACTGGATCACCGAGCCGATCTGGTTCGTGATCTCGCCCTTCAGAATCTTGCTGCCGCGCTGGATACCCACGCGGGGGACGCACGCCAGGTGCTGCGCGCGCGCGACGCGGTCCAGGAGCACGTTGATCGCGATCTGGTTCGGCAGGAGCACCTCGGCCGCGCTCCGCCCGTAGGGGCCTGACAGCGCCGGGTCCCAGCAGAACAGCCGGATCGCGTGGTACATCTTCGTCCACTCTTCGTCGACCAGCGTCCCGCCGGCGCCCTTCACGGCGATCACGTGCCGCCCGTCCTTGGCGCCCTTCACCGTGGGCAGGTGCCAGGACTCGTAGACGCGGATCATGTCCGTTCGTCCGCCCTGCAGCGTCGGATCTTCCTTCGGCGCGCTCTTTATCGCCGCCTGCTGGGCCTCGGTCTTCCCGAACTTCTTCAGCACCGTTCGCCGGCTCACGAACTTGCGCCGGTACAGCGTCTGCGGGCTCGCGTCGATCCCGTCGTTGGCGTCGATCAGGATTTCGTACCCGCGCACGATGGCCAGCTCGGGCCGGTCCTGCCCCTTGATCGTCTCCAGGCCGACGACGTCCCAGGAGCCGGCCTGCATGAAGCCGATCTGCGTCTTGTCGTACACCTTGTTCAGCGAGAACAGGCCGTCCCCGAGCTTCGTCAGCTTCTTGGCCTTCTCCTGCTGCATGTAGTTCCCGCCGTTCGTCACGCAGCGGGAGCGCGGCTTGGACCGGGAGACCTGCGACGAGACCGTCATCACGACCGAGCGCACCTGGTTCCACGTGGATTCCGACGCGACGCCTGTGCCCCGGAACGTCGTGCCGCCCGAGGTCGCCCGACCGCCGTACTGGTACAGGCTCGTCAGCTCCGTGCCCTCGAACAGCGAGGCGTAGAGCAGGTTCATGTCCTGGCGGAGCATCTCCGCCGGCGACGTTTCGATCTGCTGGGCGGCGTCCACCATCAGGCGGCCCCGGTCTTCGGCTGTCGCCGCGTCGAACCACGCCGTTTCGTCCGCGCGCGCGGGCGCGTCGTCGTCGAAGTTGAACTTCGAGTCGACCTTGGGCTCCCTGGGCTTACGCGCCACCGGGCGGGTCTCCATATTTGCGATCGAGGTACTGCCTCAGCGTCGGCCG